CAACTGCTGCTATAATAGTGGCTTAACAACACAACGGGGCTAGAAACCATGAGTGCTATTCGTATACTGCGCGGCGAGTACCGCGGCAAAACTGTAAAAAACCAAAGCTTCGCTCTAGTAAGCGGCTTTCAGACGGGCGCCAAGGGCGGCTATGTTACTGTGCAAAACAATGGCACATTCCCCAACTGCCCTGCCACTGTGCGTATCCGCGTTGATGCTATCTCTGACTACGAGATGATCAATGGAGACACTGTGGAAATGAACAAACCCACTGCTAAAGTCTCTTCTTTCGTTGTAGAGACTGAAGACGAAGCAATGACTCGCATCCGCGAGCGTTTTGAAATCCTAACAGAAATGTCAAAAGCCTGCATTGGCGGCGACATCCGCGCAATGATCGTGTCGGGCCCTCCGGGTGTGGGCAAGAGCTACGGTGTGGAACAAGAGATCGAAAAAGCCACGCTGTTTGACAAGATCGCAGGCAAGCGGCTTCGCGCTGAAGTTGTCAAAGGCTCAGCAACTCCCATCGGCTTGTATCAAGCTCTGTACAAATATTCTCATCCCAACTGTGTGTTGGTGTTTGATGACTGTGACAGCATCTTGCTTGACGACGTGTGTTTGAACTTGCTGAAAGGTGCCCTGGACTCGGGCAAGAAGCGTAAGATTTCGTGGTTGAGTGAGTCGGGCGCACTGCGCCGTGAAGGCATCCCAGACAGTTTTGACTTCAAAGGCTCGGTGATCTTTATCACCAACTTGAAGTTCGACAAGATGAAGTCGCAGAAACTGCGCGATCACTTGGACGCACTGCAAAGTCGTTGCCATTACTTGGACTTGACCTTGGACACCATGCGTGACAAGATCTTGCGTATCAAGCAGATTGCCAAAGACGGTGTGCTGTTTGCAGACTACGACTTTGAGCCCGAAACTCAAGACAGCATCTTTGAGTTTATGGAAACCAACCAAGCCCGCTTGCGTGAGATGAGTTTGCGTATGGCGCTGAAGATTGCAGACTTGCGTAAGTTGAGTCCAGACAACTGGCGTCGACTGGCAGAGACTACCTGTATGAAGGTAGAGTAAAATGGAAGAGTGGATTTTTTGGATGTTGCTGAATGGGTGGCTTGCCAAGCATTGTTTTGAGATAGAAGCCAATTGGTCGGGATGGTTCTGTTTGTTTGTAAGTGCCTTTTATCTGGCCCGTGTGATGCAGTCAATTTTTTAAGGAAACGATATGTTTGAAATCTGGGATGGTGATTTGCTTTTGTATGTTGTGGATACCAAATATGAAGCTGATGAAGCTGATGAGATTGGATTCCGCGTAGTGCCAATCTCTAAGGAATAGATTTTCGGCGGTAGGTGCGAAAACAGAGTCGCAGTGAATTTCTAGCCCGGCGACTCTTTTATGGCAGGTGCTTAAATGGCACCTGTCTTTTTGACTTTTACACGGCTTGGCTATATACTAACACTATGAAATATCTTGTGTTAGAACTGGGGCATGACGATCCCGTACATTTACGTTTCGCTATAAGAGAGAATCCTATTGGGGACGCTTGGCTTGAACGTATGAGCCAGCGTGATGCTTGGCCATTAGATGACCCCACTAGATTTTATGGATTTGATTCCGGAGAAAAAGAACAACAGCGGGCAGAAAATTATATATTGCAATGCGTCAAAACGATCAATGACTATGAACCGATCATTGAAAGACCATTCACATCAGTTCGAGATCAAGACTATCTCAACTATCTGCATCACATATTTGAAATATATCATGGGTTGTTGGATCAACAGACACATGAATTTTGGGTTCGCGCACCTGATACTGTACGGCATGCGTTAGCAGAACTAAACATAGCTGTTCACAGATGCGAAAGTCTGGAATCAGTGCAACCTAGATTTGTTTGCACATGGTTCGGAATGCCTAAGATATATAAATTAGATCCTGACCAAGCCGTACAATACGGATCCATGACAGTGCCGTTTGGCACCGTGTGTTTGAATTATGTGGAGATTGGAAAGACTCTTGAGGATTTAGCACAGGACCAAGACCTATACATAGGTGATGATGCTTTTCAACCTTGGCAACGATATTCGGCGGATTTCTTTGTGCCTTTTTTTGATATAGATACTCGTGTGGATCTACCTACCATGGAAAAATATCTGCAACAACATCGAGACTTCTTTGTTGCTCAAGGAATCGAGACAGTGTATAATACACAAGCATTGCCCATGAGATATCCAGTGGCGGATCTTGAGGACTCGAGGTCACAGTCAGAATTGATTGATCTTGTGGCACAACGACAATACATTACCCGAGTATCCATAGAATGAAAAGAGCAACTATAACAATCCGCGATGAAGTAAACATAAAGATTGAAGGTCTGGATCTCGACACACGCAGAGATCTAGTAAAGAAATTCAAATACGATGTGCCTTACGCTCGTTATCTGCCGGCTGTGCGATTGGGGCGGTGGGATGGCAAAGTGGCCTACTTCCAACTGGGCGGCAGCACTTATGTGAATCTTTTGCCCGAGATCATCCCCATACTAGAAAAACAAAACTATGACATAGAGCTGGATGATCAACGCGAATACACTACTACATTTGATTTCACACAAGTAACGGAAACCACATATCAGGATCGCAAATGGCCCAAGGCACATCCTGCAGAAGGGCAACCCATCTTGTTGCGTGACTATCAAGTGGAGATTGTGAACAACTTTCTAGCCAATCCACAATGCTTACAAGAAGTGGCCACAGGCGCAGGTAAGACCATAATGACAGCAGCATTGAGCGATGCAGTTAGTGCATACGGCCGCAGTATTGTTATCGTACCCAACAAAAGTCTTGTGACACAGACAGAGAAAGACTACATCAATATGGAACTGGATGTGGGTGTTTACTTTGGTGACAGAAAAGAATACGGTAGACATCATACCATTTGCACATGGCAGAGCCTAAATAACTTGTTAAAGAACACAAAGAATGGCGTGGGCGATTGCACCATACAGGAGTTTCTTGAAGATGTGGTATGTGTGATAGTGGACGAAGTACATATGGCCAAAGCAGATGCACTTAAAACCCTGCTCACAGGCGTGATGGCGCAAGTGCCAATTCGATGGGGATTGACAGGAACTATTCCAAAAGAGCTGTTTGAAAGTCAAAGCCTGTTGGTCAGTTTGGGTCCTGTTATATCCAAGTTGGCTGCCAGTGAATTACAAGATCGCGGCGTGTTGGCACAGTGCCATGTGAATGTTGTGCAGTTGGTAGACATCCGAGAACACAAGACCTATCAAGAAGAACTGAAATATCTCCTAGAAGAACCCGGCAGACTAGATGCTATCGCGCAGTTGGTTCTGCAAGTGAATGAAACAGGCAATACACTAGTGCTAGTGGATCGTGTGGCAGCAGGACATGAACTGGTGGCAAGGCTAGGCGATCGTGCGGTGTTTGTGTCAGGAGCAACCAAAGCCAAGGCTCGGCAAGATGAATATGATGAAGTATCTACTAGCACAGACAAGATCATTGTGGCCACATACGGTGTGGCAGCAGTGGGCATCAACATACCAAGAATCTTTAATCTAGTGATGATTGAACCAGGCAAGAGTTTTACACGGGTGATCCAATCAATTGGGCGCGGTATCCGCAAGGCCGAAGATAAAGATCATGTGCAGATATGGGATGTCACCTCAACATGTAAATTTAGCAAACGACACTTGACCAAACGCAAGGTGTTCTACAATGAAGCTAACTATCCGTACACTCAGGAGAAATTGAACTGGCAATAGGTTGCATTCTTCACAACTATAATATACAATAAACTCATGCGTATCCTAACATTAGACAACCGACCCTATGATCTCGACCATTTGCCTGAAGAGGTGGATGACATGAGATTTGCCATATTAGATAATTCAGATCCGGCCAATCCAGACTATCACTATATTCCTTTAATCTTTTTGGAGAGTTTCAGCGCACCTGCACTGGTATTACAGATAGGTGATTTCAAGATCAAGATGCCCGTGGATTGGCAAATCCTGATTGGTGAACCCGAAGTCGGAGATCTAGAAATGTTACCACTCACCAGTGTGAATGATCGTGGATTCCGAGTGTTCCAATTCAATCCACTAAGCAGTTTCCGTCCCAGTTTCCCCAGTCTAGAAATCATTGATGTGTATCAAGAAGTATCTTGGTATGCACCCAAGCTGAAGAATGGGCAGATGTTATGTGTGCCCATCAATGATGCAGAGCAACCGGACTGTGTGTATTTCGTCAAAGACATCAGCCGCAACTGCGAGATAGTGGATTACAATCGAGCCTGGTAATGGGACAGTTAAAGCCTGCTGTTACACTAATTTATGAACGTGATGGTGACACGGTGTATCAGCGTGAAACAGGAGCAGATCCCAGCACACGAACAGAAGTAGGGTATGATTACGAAACGCACGAAGAGCGTCGCGATGCAGATATCAGGGTAGGAATGAAAAAAAAGCGCGATGAACTAATAGAAGATCAGCTGTGGTTCGCCATACGCAGAGCAGCCCGCACCAATCCTGCTTTACAAGACATTCTGGATCATGCTATAATGATCTATCAACTGACCAAGATCAAATGAGCGACAAACTAAACATCGGCAATGAGATGCGTCAATTGGACGCAAAGAACCGTGACTTCTATGATGAACTCACGGTGGAAGAACGCAAGAAGTTTTCAACATTCCTCATGGTGCGTTGGGGATCAGCTGTGGATGGTGCCCAGGAACTGCAAGAATACTATGTGCAGAGCACAAATCATTATCTAAACAAGCACTTCTTTACCATGCATCGACATCCCAAACTGCAATGGCTCATGGCCACAGCGGTCAGCCCAGGCATGGGTGCCATGCGGCATAACTGGATCGCACCCAAGAAGAAAGAAGCCGGTGCGTCAACAATAAAGAAACAACTGCGTGAGTTGTATCCACACTTCCGAGATGATGAGATTGATCTCATGGCTGCGCTCACCGACAAAAAAGAACTAGCACAACTGCAACGTGCCCATGGTAATGACGCCCGCTAGACTGGCGGTCAATGGGTGTAGCTACATGAAGTTTTATGCCGATGGTAATGGGCATGGTGATCTTGCTGAACAGCTCAACATCACACAGCATCATAGCCTGGCTGAATATGGATCGTGTAACAATCGCATCATACGTACTACTCTCAGAGACAGTTTCGTCAATCCGGCTCCAACGCTTTATGTGATTGGTGTGACATTTGTGTCAAGATATGAACTGCCAGTGCATATAGATCGCACCGATCTAGACGGAAAATGGTTGAGTTTTACCACACAAGGAGCAATCAATCCGCTAGGAGCAATCATTGATCCGTGCGTGTCAAAAAAAGATCTCGACTTGTATCGAGATATCTGGTTAAAAATCAATCTAGCAAGTGTTGACGAGTGGGCAGAAGATTTGCAGTACAGATTGCTCAGCATGTGTGACAGTTTAAACAGTCGTGGGCATGGTTGCATTGTTTTCAACACAGCCGAATCTGTATTAGATTATGTATTGGATCAGACCAAATTCCAACCCATGAAATCACGACGTGAGATCATTAACGGATTGGCCTGGCGCAGTATACCTTGGCAATTTGATCAAGGCGCTGCCTGGTCACCCGACGATATCCATCATGACAGAAATTGCAGGCATGTGGCACCCGGACAGCATCATTGGTTGAATCAGTATTTGACAAACTACATTCAAGAGCATAAAATATTGCAATGACCGCACATACATGTAGGTATTGCTCCAGATCATTCAGCAAAGAATCCACGCTGAGTGTGCATGTGTGTGAGCAAAAGAAACGCTGGCAAGAGCAAAGTGAGCGTGGTGTGCAGTTAGGGCTGCAAGGCTACTTGAAGTTCTATGAATACACACAAGGGTCGGCCAAACTAAAAACATGGGATGACTTTGCCACGTCACCTTACTATCGTGCTTTTGTGAAATGGGGTAGATATTGTGTGGATGTGCGGGTGATCAATCCTGAACGATTCCTTGAATGGTTGCTGAAAGCAAACAAGAAGATCGACAACTGGTGCAGCGACAAGTTATACACAGAGTATCTTGTGACCCATGTGCAGAAAGAAACAGTGAACGATGCTCTAGCTCGGGCAATTGAATATGGTTTGGCTTGGAGTGAAAAGACTGGTTCTCCGGCACATGATTGTCTTAGATTTGGCAGCGCAAATGCCACGTGCTATGCTATAACCACAGGCAGGATCAGTGCCTGGGTGATCTACAATAGTGAATCCGGGCAGAAGTTCTTGGCAGAACTCAATGCAGAGCAGGTAGCTATGATATGGCCTTATATCGATTCAGACATATGGCAGAAGAAGTTTGCGGATTACCCCGGGGATCAGGAATACGCAAAAGAGATTTTAACACAAGCAGGATGGTGACATGATAAAGAATGTGTATGGTAGCGGACGATATTTGACGGCTTACAACAACAATGCCAGCAACTACATGAACAACTTTAGCGGAGCACAAGGGCTGGGTAACATGCGATTCAATACCACAACTCAAAGCACGGAAGTGTATGATGGACAGATGTGGCAACCTTTACGAATGAGTGATGTCAGTGTGAGTCTAACACAAGATGCTGTGGAAGCCATTGATTGGGTAAATCAAAAGCGTCTTGAAGAAATGAAAATAAAAGCATTGGCCGAGAAGTATCCTGCTGTGGCTGATCAGTTGGCAGCAGTGCGTGAAGCCGAAGAAAAACTGCGAGTGGTAGCAGCATTAGTTATTGTATGAGCGCAGACATTGACATTGATGTACCCAATAGGGATGCTGTGTTGGCCCTGATACAGCATACCGCCGCACGGCAAAGCAATGGCCGTCGACACAACTCCGGCATCTATGTTACTGACATTCCACGTGATCCCATCACAGGGTGTAGTTCATTAGATTACGAAACAGCCGAATCTCGTGGCTACTTCAAGATTGATTTGCTAAACATGAGCGTGTATAGCCTGGTGCGGGATCCTGCACACTACGAAACAATGTTGGCTGCAGAACCGCCTTGGTGTAGATTGTGGACAGATACGGAATGGGCTCAGCAGTTAGTTCACATAGGAAACTATACTGAGTTATTGCGATCAATGAAGCCAGATTCAATCCCAAGGATGGCTGCGTTTATTTCAGTGATCCGACCGGGCAAAGCACACCTACAGAATCGGCCCTGGACCGAAGTGTTTGAGTCAGTGTGGGATGGGGATGATAGTCGGGGTTATGTGTTCAAGAAAGCACATTCACTTGGTTATGCAGCATTGGTGGCTTTGCATATGAACTTACTCAATACGTCTGACCAGGGTAATTGATTTTCGTTTGCCTTTTCGTCGGGCGATATCGTTAAGACTGCACACAGGGCCGTGCAGTATCTCCAGATCTTTGTTCACAAAAGTGCGTAAGCACAGTCGGAATTCTTCCCATTCACCACGCAGGAATATGTTGATAGGGATTGATCTATTAGATTCCCACCACCAAGTGTTGGCTAGATCGATATAGCGACGTTTCTGTTCAGGATCTTGTATGATACCAAAGTCGTAGATCGTGGTGATCACGTCATCGCGATTTTGCACGATGCCTACGTATTCGTTAGTGGAATACACACACAAGGTTATGAAAGGATACTTGTCTGCAAGTTTTTGGAATAAGTCGCTGCCCATATTGTATTAGTTCGGATATTTATACCCCTGTGTCTCGGGCTAAATATCATTGGAGCTCACCACATGTATTCAACCCAGATCTATATCTATCAACAAATCCAACGTGTGTTGGTATTGGATACCACAGATGGTGACGTTTTTGACCGGAGGTGGGATCCTGTGTATGCTAAAAAATTAACCATCAACAAGGGTGTTGACAATGTGATTTTGTTTGAGTTCATCAATCAAGACCAAAAACCTGTGAACATCACAGGGTCTGACTTGCGATTCAAACTGATCAATCTAGCAGGCACAGCCCAGCTGATTGAAAAAGACATGGTCATAATTAACGCTACTTTTGGGCGTGCCAAAGTCACATTAACAGCAGCAGAAACCACAGAGTTTCCGGCAGAACCAAGCAGCTACAGCATAGAACGTGCAAGTGGCAACCTAGTAGAAGCGGTATTTGTAGATGCTCAAGCACAAGGTCGCGGCGATGTGGATATTGTTGATTCAGTAAAGCCGGCGTTCTTACCCAGCCAATTGGTCACTATCCCCACAATCTATGGACCAGAAACATATATTGATCCAGTATGGAATTCAAACTATCCTGACTGGGCACTAAATCCTCCAGGTGCGTATGGAAATGTCTACAACGATCCACAACGCTTCAGCAGTCATGTTCCTACCAATGGAACCAGCTTTACCACATTCCAGATGGAGATGGATCATTACACTGGTAATGTCAAAGTA